AAGGTAAAATTCATGTATGAAGGTTTACCATCTTGGTTAAAAATACCAGCTGAAGAAAATAATAAATTATCACTTAGGTTATCAAATGGCTCAATAATTAAAGCAACATCAGCAAGTTCAGATGCTGGTAGATCAGAAGCAGTATCTTTATTACTAATTGATGAAGCTGCCTTTATTGATCAAATTGGAGAAATATGGGCATCTGCTCAACAAACACTAGCAACCGGTGGTGGTGCTATAGTATTAAGTACACCTTATGGAACAGGAAACTGGTTTCATAAAACATGGGTATCAGCAGAAAATAAAGAAAATGATTTTTTACCAATTAGGCTACCTTGGGATGTTCATCCTGAAAGAGATCAAACATGGAGAGATAGACAAGATGAATTATTAGGTGATCCTAGGATGGCTTCACAAGAATGTGATTGTGATTTTAGCACCTCTGGTGATATTGTTTTTCATTCAGAATGGATTGATTTTGTTTCTCAAACAACAGTACAGGAACCATTAGAAAGAAGAGGTGTAGATCAAAATTTATGGATTTGGGAGGGAGCAGATTACTCGAGAGAATATATGATTGCAGCTGACGTTGCTAGAGGTGATGGTAAAGATTTTTCGGCATGTCATATAATTGATGTTGAAACAAACACACAAGTAGGTGAATATAGAGGACAATTACCACCTAAAGAATTTGGTTATTTTTTAACTGGGTTAGCTACTGAATATAATAATGCAATGTTAGTAGTAGAAAATGCTAATATAGGATGGGCAACATTAGATGCAATTAGGGAAAGAGGATATAGAAATTTATACCAGTCACCTAAAACAGACAAAATGACAGCTGAATCTTATTTAAGAGCCTATGAAGGTAGTAGTGAAATGGTACCTGGGTTTACAATGTCAATGAGAACGAGGCCTTTATGTATTAACAAATTTAGAGAATTTGTCGGTGATAGATCTGTAGTTATACGTTCTAAAAGACTATTAGAAGAGATGAAAGTATTTATCTGGCGTAATGGAAGACCAGAAGCTCAAAGTGGTTACAATGATGATTTGGTTATGTCATTTGGGATTGGTATGTTCCTACGTGATACATCATTAAAATTCCAACAACAAAGCATTGATATGGCAAGGGCAACATTAGGTAGTGTAAAAAGTAATAAAGTAACATGGAGTGGTGGTTATGGTGGTAGTAATGCTATAGGTAGTAATGTGGATAATCCATACAAAGTCAATATAGGCGGTAAAGACCACGATGTAAGTTGGTTAGTAGATTAATAAATATAATATTTATAAACATATAAAATAAAATGGCAGATAAAGGTTTATTTTCAAGATTAAAAAGATTGTTTTCAACAGACGTAATTATACGTAATGCTGGTGGTAATCAACTTAAAGTATTTGATGTTAATAAAGCACAACAAACGGGGGAATTAGAAAATAATTCTTTGGTAGATAGATTTAATAGAATTTATACAAATTCAGGCACATCTATTTATGGGCAGCAAAACGCATTTAACTATCAAGTTATGCGTCCTTTACTGTATTCTGACTATGATTCTATGGATATGGACGCTATTATAGCATCTGCATTAGACATTGTAGCTGACGAGAGTACACTAAAGAATGATATGGGTGAAGTATTATCTATTAAATCTGCAGATGAAGATATACAAAAAATACTATATAATTTATTTTACGATGTATTAAACATAGAATTTAATTTATGGCCTTGGATTCGTAATATGTGTAAATATGGTGATTTTTTCTTAAAATTAGAAATTGCTGAAAAATTTGGTGTTTATAACGTAATACCTTATACGGCATTTCACATTGAAAGAATAGAGGGTCAAATTGGCTATGATCATGAAAAAGGAGAAATGGCAAATCCACAAGAGGTTAAATTTAGATTTGAACCAGAGGGTGTTTCAACTTCAACATATGGTTACTATAATGTACCTAATTCAGGTGAACAAGCAAGTAGTATAATATTTGACAATTATGAAATGGCTCATTTTAGACTATTATCTGATATGAATTTTTTACCATATGGTAGATCATATATTGAACCAGCAAGAAAATTATTTAAGCAATACACGTTAATGGAGGATGCAATGTTAATTCATAGAATTGTACGTGCACCTGAAAAACGTATTTTCTACATGAATGTTGGAGCAATTCCCCCAAATGAGGTAGATGCATTTATGGAAAAAACTTTAAGTAAATTAAAGCGTACCCCATTTGTAGATTCAGATACAGGTGAATATAATCTAAAATATAATATGCAAAACATATTAGAAGATTTTTATATACCAGTTAGAGGAAATGATCAAGCAACTAAAATTGAAAATTTAAATGGTTTACAATGGGATGGTATTGAAGATGTTGAGTATTTAAGAGATAAATTATTTGCGGCTTTAAAAGTACCTAAACAATTTATGGGGTATGATGAAAATTCAGATGGTAAAGCTACATTGGCAGCTCAAGATATTAGATTTGCTCGTACTATAGAACGTATACAAAGAATTGTAGTTTCAGAATTGTACAAAATTGCATTAGTTCATTTATATACCCAAGGTTATAGAGATGAACAATTAGGTAACTTTGAACTATCATTAACTAATCCTTCAATCATTTATGATCAAGAAAGAGTAGCATTAATGAAAGAAAAAGTTGACTTAGCTGCACAAATGATGGAAACTAAATTACTACCAACTGATTGGATTTATGAAAATA